GTGTTCTACTATACTATGAAGACTCCCATCTATCAATCAACCAGAAAAATGATAATGTTAAAATAGGACAATCATACAAGCATTTAGATGCGTTGGGTGTCATATTGATGCTCAACGCATTTTTTTCTGCCTCTGTAATCAGTGTTTAGAGCCCAATATCTTCAACCACTATACACAGGAATAACTTGTGAAGATTAGTACATGACAATCATTGTAATATGATCGTCGTAGTCCTACACTTCCAATGAAATGGCGGAAATGGAGTATGCGCTCCGGATACGCCTACTGGATTCATCTCTGAGTCGTATTCGATCTGTTCGTCCTTGATCCAAGGTGCAAGAGCTTTGATGTATTCCCGGGCATCTTCCAGGCTGTTGGACTTGATATCCAGAGCCATCAAGTTATCCATTACTTCAGTGGCATCGTTTAGGGGATAGACTCTGTCCTGGGCTGCCAATGCCCGGCAGATGTCACTTGTACGGTCATCCATGATCACTACGAGCTTGTAGTATCTGGCTTTGGCTTTCTTATATCCTTGCAGTCTTCCGAATTCCCTGACTCTAAGAGCAGTATGCTCTGCCAATCCTTGCCAGTAGTGGGATGATCGGTTAGCAAGGTCATTGAACTGGTCTTTGAGAGTGTCCGACAGCATTTCTTTTGTATATCCCTGCTCGATGGCTTTGGAGAGGGTGTCTGCGAAGTTCTGCCTGACATCGGTTTCGAAGTGATTACCTATCCAGAACAACTGCTGTTTCTGGATGGTGGAGGACAGATGCTGATCGTCAATGCCCCAGAGCCCGATGCTAGTCTTGGTGGGGGCTTGCACTTGGGTGTCCTTGAGTCCCAGCCGCACACAGCGGTCTATTATCGCTTTGGTGGGCTCATTGACCAGTGCTGTGAAGTCATCTCCCAACTGAGTATTGATGATGCCCATAAGCTTATCTATAGAGTCCTGATTGATCTTCTCTGCTCGTGGCATATCACTAAGCATCTGGATGGCAAGCCTCGATGCATCCTTGATTTCGGTCTTCCAAGCATTGTTGAGGACCCGGTAGTACTCCAGCATGAGCTGATCATAGTAGTTCATCAGAAGGAGAACCTCCGGACTTTCACTCTATTCCTGCCGATATCATATTCGGAGAAGCGTTCCAGACATCCTGCCAGAGCATCACAGCCATCGATATAGCCATCAGGATAAGTGAGGAACTGGCTGATGAGGGTGGGTGTGTCCTGACCTTCTGGAAAGAGTATCTTGGCTGTCTCGATGATGGTCTCGGTCCTCTCGATGCGTAAGTTCTTGTTGTCTTTGTTATCTATACGCTTGATTCTGTGGGATATCGGTGGTAGATGATTGTCAGTTGCCCACCTGTCGAAGTCAGCAAGGATACGAGCTTGTCCATAGGTAGTTTCACAGGCTGCCCTGGCTTTCACTCTGTAGATTCTATCCAATTCCTGATAGGCATCGTAGTAGTATCGGAAGAACTTGGTATTCTCAGTTTGACGTATCCAGACATGGATCACGTAGAAACGATTACCATCATAGCCTATGGAGATGACAGCCTTGTAACAGCCCTTCTCTCCCCAGGCAGGATCGGCATAGAGCCAGACCCGCTTCATCTGGGAGGGTTCAGGCAGGGTTCTATACTTGGTGAACCAGTGGTTCTTGAAGATGTTGCCTTCGATTACCGGCTGACCAAGCATCTCTCTCTGATAACCGGTATGACCGAACTTGGCTCGCAGGTTTGGCAGCGTGGCAGTAGGGTATTGCTCCTCCCATATGGACTTGCCCTGCATATCTTCGAGAGAGAAGCGCAATATCGCCTTTTGGTGCGTCTTTAATGCAATCTGGTAGGTTACGTCTAATTCTGGATTATCTGCCCGTAAATCGCCTAATATGAACTCCTGAAACTGGCAGATGGAGTAATTGGGATGTACCAGGTTACCGAGCCAGACTATCTTGCCATTTCCATCGGGTGAGAGTGCTCCGGCAAGCTCTTGAGTGATCTTCTCCATGCGCCTCTTACCGATGGACTGGTTACCCATGTTCTCTTCTTTGTCAATATCATCACAGATGATCAGTCCAGGCCGTTTGGCTGTCTTGGGATTGATAGTTCCCCGGTGTGACTGCTTTATGCTTCTGGCTCTGATCCTGGCTTTGTTCTTGAGATAGAAGTCCAGATCAAAGGCATCCACTGGCTGCAGCTCAGGGTAGTCCATCGTGAGCCGCTTATTGTTCTGCAACTCATGCAAGGTGAAGGCAGTGCGTTCCTGTGCCAGATCTACGTCTGCAGCAGTATGGATTACGTAGCGTTCACCTTTGATGATTCTCCAGATGGGATAGACTACTCCCATGAGTACCGTTTTGCCCAGCCCACGAAAACCTGTTATGCCGATGATGCCTGATCTCTTATCAGTCTCATCAAACATAGTCTCATGTGCTGGGCAAAAAGGTAGTGGGAAGATATGCGGGAAATAGGTATGGCAGAAGAACGAGAAAGCATCCCAACCCTCTCCGGTGGTTCTCCTGATCCTGTCGGTCTTAGCTTCAGGATTATCGTCAATAAAAGGCAAGACGGAGATCGTTTTGGATGCGATCTCCGCCAGTGCCTTGTTATGTCGCTGAATGAACTTCTTAGACATAACCGGAAATTACCCCAACCCCCGGCAAGCCGGGAGTCGGGGACCCCGGGGTTTCGGAGGGTAACCATGAAAGTGCGGAGCCGGAGGCGACGGCTCCGCTTGTTGGAGGGTAGGCAGGTCTGTGTTGGAGGCAACCATGTCCGTGGCTGTATAATTATCCATTTCTAACTCTTAGGTACTCGGCAAGGTCAAGGACGATACCCTGAAACTGTTTGAGCATAGTCTCATGCCCTTTCTCGATCATAAAGTCGGTCACTTGATCCAGGAAGCGAACGATATAGTCATTCAACTCTTTGGAGGGCTCAGCGTCCTTCTGATTCTGCTTGATCAGACTTACAAGGCTCTGCAAAGCAGTATCGGCAGGATTCTTGGCATATTCCCGGAGTGCCTGGATGAGTGCTTTCTTGCGAGCCAAGTTGATCTCATGGTCAAGCTTACGCTCTTCCTTGAACATCTCGTCCCACTTGCCGGACTTGATCCACTTGCGGACGGTGATATCGGAAACTCCGAAGATCACCGCCAGCTCAGTGGGTTCGGTCTTACCGTTCAGATAGGCTTCCTTGCAGTTATCCCGCTTGATGCGGAACTCACGGCTGTTACTCATACTCAGGGCGTACCTTGTATTTATCTAAGTAGGCGTTAAGGTCTTTGCCCTTGCAGCGCAGTTGACCATTCTCTTTAGTACGGAAAGCAGGCAGAGGGTTCTCTATGTCCCGTATCCAGCGATATACGCTGGAGCGGTCAACCCGGAGGATATCGGCTATCTCATCCGTGCGGTAGTTGCGTTCATCATTGAAGATACTCATTGTCTCTACAACCTCTGTAGTTTTGGTATTCATATATGCCATTATTCATTCTCCTGTACTTTTATCAAATTGAGATGCATTACTTTGCCACTGTTTCTTACAGAGATGGGAAGTTAAGGACGATCTGGCGGAACTGGCCTGATTCGTCACGTTCATAGAAGTTGATGTACTGCTTGGTAGCAACTACCTGGATGGCCTGGTCGATCAGTTCCATAGCTTCCTTCCAGGTTTGATCTTTGATGTTGTAGCGGCGCAGGCGCAGGATACGATATTTGGCGATTTCGCCTTTCTTATCGACCTGAAAGGCCTCGCTGATGATGGCTCGGAGGTTGACGTTGGAGTCGGCTGACCAGGCTTTGATGCACTCATCGATCTTCTGCTTGGCAAGTTGGAGTTCGATGCCGAACTGGATGCGTTCCTTGAATCTGATTTCAACTCTATATTTGCCGTCAAAACTGTTGAGGACGGCATTGCCCTTCCAATCGAGTCCGTTCTTCTCGGCTACCTGCTGGAGATAGAGTTCCACATCTTCAAAGAACTGGTTCTTGTCTGCTACTATGCGGTCATGCAGCTTGATCGCCCGGTTGATGGTCTTGGTTACGATGGCATCCTGCTTGAGGATCTCCGGCCTGATGATCGAGACCGGGATGCTCTGTCCGTTAGCGTCAACTCTGGTGGGAATGGGCTTCTTAGTCTTGGGGGTTTTGGGTGTGTCCATTAGATGTCTCCTTCTTGGTTGTATTTTTGGCTTTATTTTCATTCTGTTTGATGTAGTTCTGCAGCATTGCGATCACAGCTCTGCGTTCCTTCTTGTTGAGTAGGTTCCAGTGGCTTTTGGAATAGTGTTGGATGGTAAATGCCCGTAGCTGGGACTCGGTCCATCCCGCAGTCTTCATGAGATAGAACATATACTTGCCCTGACGGTCGAAAGTAAAGATTTGGGGTCTGCCATGCTTACGGTACTTGAGCAGAAGTGCTTTTAATTCAGTTAAGCGATCCTCCGGCAAAGCCCTAAGTGATTCGCCATAGCCCAAGCCCTTGATGATGAACTTGAAGTCATTTAGGGTCCAGTGAAACTTCTTGACCCGCAGGCCATGTATCTCTTGGCGTAGTATGCGTTCTCGTTGTTCCTGAGTCATAGAATGCCCTCGCTCTTTACTTGTGGTTAGTAGTTTTAGTAGTTTTCTTACGGCGTCTCTGAGGCTGGATGCCGCACTCGGCCCGCTTCTCGCTAATGATGCCTTTCTTGATCACCGAGCCGACTTTGCAGATCATACTTATGTCCTTAGTATAATAACCTGACTTACATATACCCACCGCATCGACTGAGATCAGTGCTTCCAGGTAGAGATAAGCCCACTGACGGCTGCGCTGCATCTTGAAAGCCAATTGTCGGATGCTCTTTATTTGGTTCTTTTCAAGCAGGAAGCAGATATCCTGGCAGGCTTTAAGGTCGAATGCCCAGTTGCCGCAGTAAATGGTTGCTACATTGATATTATAGCGGCCCCGGTTAGTTACATAGATATCCTCGTATTTGGATACCTTGCGGATCACGTTGCCTGTAATGAGTTGGTTAAGGCGCTCCTGAACCACATCCCGGTCTACTCCGGTGCACTCACAGATCAGATCTAAGTTGAAGTAGCTGACGAAGCGGTCTACGAAGCGGTCGATTATAATGCTTTGCTCGTTCATAATGCCACCTAAATATGGTTCATGGCTGGGATAGGATTGATTTTACTTCTGACTTCAAGCATGTGCATGATCTTGATGGCTTTCCTAAGGTTCCCGGCTGCGTTGAAGTGGATGTAATTGACCAGGGACTCCGGGCAGGGAATATTCATCAGTTCGGTGCCCAACATTCTAATATCATCCTTGCTTACTGCTTCGAACTCGTAGAAGTAGTTACAGCGGTCAAAGTAGTAAGCATTGATCTGGTTAAGCCTATCCATGGCGTTCTGCATGCCCACCAGGATCACCACTGCGAAAGTCTCATCCACCAGATCTCTGACCGATCCGAGTAACTGTGGATAACGGAAGGCGTAGTCGATCTCATCAATGATGATGACGGTATCCTCATTATCGAGGAGCAGTTGGATACATTGCTTGTAGATGTTGTTGGTAGTACCCACGGGGAGATAATCACCCATACCCAGGCTTCTGTATAGATTCTGGAGCAGTTCCTTGGCGAAGGTTTTGGGAGTGGTCGTGGCTTCCAGTCTGATATACACGTAGCCACGAGCATAGGCAGCACGGCTGGCATAGGTGGTCTTGCCGAGGCCGGGTCTGCCGTACAGCATGCCCAGTCCCACCATCTCCAGGCGGGGACGCTTAAGCAGGAAGTCGATGCACTCATCGGCTTTCTGGACATTGTGGATCGGGACAAGTTTACCTTGCTTCATCTATTCCTCCTTATTTGATTCCGATCGTCTTGAGCATTTTCTTGAACTCCTCATTGTCGAAGGGATCGAACTCGGTTGATCCTTCGGCAACAGCTTGATTTTGATCGTTGTGGGTCTGTTCAGGTTGGCTGGCGGCTATTGCTTTTTCCTGTTCGATTACTATCTGTTCCAGCCTGGCGATCTCCTCTTCCGGACCCGGGGCGGGAGCCTCGATCATAGGTGCTTGCAGGAAGATAGGATTATTATCAGCGGGGATCTCGTTCATATAGCTCTTGAGCAGTTTATCCACCGATTCCTGATTACTGCGTACGAAGCTCCGGGTCCGCTGTTCGGTCAGCCTCTGCAGCTTCTTGATCTGGGTATATTCCTGACGGTATTCCTTATGCGACTTGCTGTTCTGCAGATCGGCCTGGATGAACGGATGCTGAGCCTGGCGCAGGGAAGCCTGGCAGATAAAGACATCCGCCTCGTCATAGACCAGCACCCATCTCGCA